GCTCTGTAAGCTGTATTCAGTCAAGGATCCTGTTGCCATCTTTGAGGGCGTGCAGGTGATGGAAATGGCAGCCCTTGCCGTTCTGAACGCGAAAAGCAAATGAGCATCACTTCTGAAATTCGCCTCCGCGTCAGAAAAGAAGGCGATGTTGTGCTGAATCAGCTCAGCGCAAAGCTGAATGATGTTGCGCAGCGTTCAACGTTAACTAGTGCAAAATTTAAAGATCTTTCTTCAACCCTCAAGCAAACAGACAATCAAATCAGAACTAAAAGCATTAATGGATTAAATGATTATGCGCGTGCTTGGCGTGAACTGGCAAATAATGTTGATATTACCAGCCAAGAATTTAGGCAGGCAACTAGAGAGGCTGAGCGCTTTGAGCGTCAAGCAGCAAAAGCTCAAGGCAAGAGATTTGGAGGTGGCATAAGCAGCGGTGGCGCCATTGCTGGTGTTGCGTCTGCAGGCTTACTTGGACCAGAAGCTTTATTAGGCGCTGGAGTTGGTGCCCTTGTTGGTTCACCTCTTGCAGGCGCGGCAATTGGTTCAACAGTTATTGCCCCTGCTAGAAGAGCAGCAGGTGAAGTTGCCGAAAGTGTTGCCGACATTAACCGTTTCAGAATTGCTCTTGCTGGTGTCAGCGATGACTTTAAAGATTATCAAAAAAGTGCTATTGCAATCAGACAAGCAACAAATGATTTCTTGTTGCCTATTGATGCAGCGACCCAACAGTACACAAGACTTAAAGCAAGCGTAAGGGGCGCTGGTTTAGGCACAGAAGAAACAACAAAAGTATTCCGGGGCATTTCAGCTGCGATTATCGCAACAGGAGGCAGTGCTGAAGATTTGAATTCAGCCTTAGTTGCAACCAGTCAGGTCTTTTCAAAAGGTAAGGTAAGCGCCGAGGAATTGCGTCAGCAGATTGGTGAACGTTTGCCCGGTGCTTTTACAATTTTTGCACAATCAATTGGCAAGACGCCTCAGGAGCTAGATAAAGCACTTGAACAAGGCGAGGTCTCTTTGGAAGACTTCTTGACTTTTTCGGAAGAGCTATTTAAGCGATATGGAGAAACCTCTGAAATCTTGGCGAGTGCGCCTGAAAACGCCGGCAAGCGTTTGACCGTTGCATTGAAGGAAATGCAAGAGAATTTTGGAGGCTTTTTTGCACAGTTTGGCGCCAAAATTCAAGATTACATAACAAATTTAATTAAATTTGTAAATCAAAATTCACAACAACTCAAAAAACTTGTTACCGATGTCGTTAATTCTGCTCGAATAATTGGTCAACTTGCTTCTGATATTGGGAATATTACTATTTCCGTAGGCATGGCCGTGCTTAATTTTTTGAAAGCACAAAATCCTGTCTTCAAAATTTTGCTTGGCTCGATGGAGTTAGGCTTGAAAAATGCCAAAGATCTTTTGAAAACTTACGCCAAGTTCCGGGAGATCAAATTGTTGTCAGTTTCCGAAGTGTTTCCCGAATTTGTTCCTACTTCATTTGGCACTGGTTTGGGGACAGATTTAACAAGTCCCACGGAAGGTCAAGAAGAGCTTGGCAAAACTTCCAATGAATTGTCAAAAATTAAAACCACAAGCCAAGAATTGGTTTACTTGTCGAACCAACTTGTCGCGGCAAGACAAACAGGACAAGACCTGCTTGTTGCCGAACTTGATTATCAAATAAAACTGCAGAGGACAACCGAGCGCTTTAACGCTGGAGAAATTGACTTTAATACGGCCAAAAAACAGGACAACGAGGCGATCGTAAGGTTTTTAGAAACAATACTAAAGCTTCGCAAAGACGAAAAGAAAGAGATGGGCGAATTAAACGAAGAACAGAAAAAAGTCAAAAAAACACTCACTGAAACAGAGCTTCTTGGCAAGTCAATTGTTGAAACTTTTGCTTCTGGCATGAGCGATGCCTTGATGAGCGTTTTTGATAAAGCAGCGTCTTTGCGAGATATTTTAATTGACGTCCTAAACCAAACTGCTCAGTTGCTTATCAATTTTGGTTTGCAGGCAGGTATGAAATCTCTTTTCCCAACATTGTTTGCAACTGGCGGCATTATGACCAGCAATGGTCCAATGCCCCTGAAAAAATATGCAGCAGGAGGCATCGCTAACTCGCCTCAATTAGCCATGTTTGGCGAAGGCAGCACTCCAGAGGCTTACGTGCCTCTCCCTGATGGTCGCAGCATCCCTGTCACCATGAAGGGTGCTGGAAGCAATGTGCAAGTAGATTCAATCAATATCACGGTGGAAAATACCGGTGAGCAGTTGTCGCCTGCAGCTCAAAAGCAGATTGCAAATCAAGTACAGGGTATTGTGATGTCAACCTTGGTCAATGAACGCCGTAGCGGAGGTGTCCTGCGATGACCTACGTCAATTTCAACGATATCGAGCTTGACTTGGCTTCACGGGTCCAGCGGAGTCAAAGAGCGCAAGTCGCATCTTTTGGCGATGGCTACTCGCAAGTTCTTACTGATGGCTTGAATTCACAGCAAGAGGCATGGGAATGCAAAACAATTCCGCTTACTAATGAAGAAATTTATTCTCTTGAAAGCTATTTGCTTTCCTTGAAGGGGACAGCAATACCTTGGACACCGCCTTTTAATACGAAAACTTTTTCGAGACCATTTGCAGCTGGCGTTTTAAATCTTGGTTATACAGATATTGAATCATTGACCTTGACTGGTTACACCCGCCCAACTGACTACACGGCGAACTTAGCCACTGGCTTGTTGACATCTGTAACCATCGCAGATGCGACAGTGGTTGAAATTACTTTGTCCTTGGGTTCTAGAAATTTCTTACTTAGAGATGGTTGGAGAATCACTCCAGTAAGTCCTGTTTACTCAACCTTGGAGTTTGGTTTGAAGAGGGTGTACGTATGACGCAAGCACCACCTGTTGCTGAGACATTTAAAACTCAGATGCCCGAGGTCATTGACCTCTTCACTCTGGATATTTCAACGTTGCTGCCTGCCGGTTCAACTGACCAATCGATTTACCGTTTTTGTAACTGGTCTCAAACCGATGGTCAGGACATCACTTATGACAGCAACGTTTACACCGCCCTGCCATTGCAGGCAGATGGCTTCGAGCTAAATACCAGCGGCAAATTAGAACGTCCCAAAATTACGTTTGCAAATGTTGGCTTGGCAATTACGGCGCTGACTAATACCTATGGGGACTTGGTTGGTGCCAGCGTCAGCCGCATCAGAACACTGACAACGTATTTAGACGGCACCCCTGGGGCGGATGTTAATGCCTACTGGGGACCGGATTCCTGGGTTGTTGAGCAGAAATCAAATGAAACTAAGCTTGCTATCACATTCCAGCTAGCAGTCCCATTTGACCTTGAAGGTCGCGCATTGCCCGGTCGCCGTATGCTGCGCGAACAATGCCAATGGATTTATCGAAGCGATATTGGCTGCCACTATGACGGGACTGATTATTTTGACGCTAATGATGACCCTGTTGTCAGTGCGGCTGATGATGTATGCGGCAAACGCTTGAACAGCTGTCAACTTCGGTTTGGCACTGGCCGTCTGCCATTTGGCGGTTTCCCAGGTCTCGTTGATTCACAAGGCTGATGCTGACTCAATGGCAAAACCCGCTTACCGCTGAACAGCGGCTGGCAATGCGGACCTATGCGGAACGCGCATTTCCAAAAGAAACATGTGGTTTCATCTTGATTGATGGAACGGTGGTGGAGTGCAGAAACATCAGCGAGGAGCCTGACACGTTTGTAATGAGCGCCCAGGACACGGCTGATTACATCGAAGACGCGAAAGCCTGCTGGCACAGCCACGCCAATTACAGCGGTTTCAGCCCAGCAGATATCAAGGCGTGCAAAACGCTCAACATGCCCTATGCGGTCTGGAACTGTGGCGGCAGCCAAGCGTTCTGGCTTGACCCAACGCAGGATGCAGGTTTATTGGGACGCCCTTGGAACTATGGGGTCTACGACTGCTACTCCGCCGTGCGGGACTGGTACAAACAGCAGATGGGCATTGAAATGGGCGATTATGCCCGGCGATACGAGGGCGAGTGGTCGAAGCCTGGCTTTACTTATTTTGAGGAAAACTTTGCGGCTGAAGGGTTTGTCAAATTGCCTGCCGGGTCTGATTTAATCCGTGGGGATGTGATTCTTTTCAGAATTCGCAACCAGAATGTCTGCAACCACGTCGCCGTAGTGGAAGACCCTGCCGCCAATAGGCTGTATCAGCATCTGGTTGGCAGATTGTCTGGGATTACGGCATATAGCGGTTACTTCCGCGAGAATAGCTACATGGCTGTGCGGAGGGCAGGCTGATGGTCACGGTCAGGTTGCTTGGCGAGGCAGGTCGCCGTTTTGGTCGTCAGTTCAAGCTTGCGGTAAAAACTCCGGCTGAAGCTGTACGAGCACTGTGCGCTCAAATCCCTGGGCTTCGCCAGTATCTGCTGGATTCAGAGGAAAACGGTATCCGCTGGCGTGCTGTTACTGACCACGCCGAAGGCTTAGACGAAGATGGCTTGCTCTGGCCGCTAAGCAAGCGTTTCATTTTGGCTCCCATCCCAGTCGGCAAGGGTGCAGTAGGCAAAATCCTTATCGGGGTAGCGCTGTTAATCGTGTCGGTTGCAGTTGTGTTCGGTACGGCTGGTGGCGGTATACCGTTTGCAGCTGCAGGTTTCGGGATG